GGTGAATTGCTGTGGCCTGACCGGTTTGGCGACAAGGAGGTGGCTAACCTTGAGCGGTCGCTGGGGCCATTTATGGCTGCTGGGCAGTTGCAGCAAAGGCCAGAGCCTGCCGGTGGTGGTATTATTAAGCGGGAATGGTGGAAGTTGTGGGAGGAAAAGAGTTATCCGCCCATGGATTACATTATTGCGTCATTGGATACGGCGTACACTACTAAGACTACGAATGACTATTCGGCTATTTCTATTTGGGGTGTATTTACAACTGACGCGACTGCGGTGGCCAATAGGGTTTTAGACTCTAATGGCCGTCCTATGTATTTTGATCGTGCGTATAATGAGTCTGCGCCGCGTTTGATGATGATGCATGCGTGGCAGGAGCGATTGGAGTTTCATGATCTGGTGGAGAAGGTGGCGAAGACCTGCAAATCGCTGAAGGTTGATAAGCTTCTGGTTGAGAACAAGGCTGCGGGTATTTCTGTGTCGCAGGAACTACGGCGATTGTATGGCAGCGAGGGGTTTGCGGTGCAGTTGTCTGACCCCAAGAGCATGGACAAGATGGCGCGTCTGTATTCGGTTCAGCACTTGTTTGCTGAGGGGATGGTTTATGCGCCTGATAAGGTGTGGGCGGAGCAAGTGATAACACAAGTGGGCCAGTTCCCGAAGGGCAAGCATGACGATTTGGTTGACACTGTTTCTATGTCTATTAGGCACCTTAGAGACATTGGCCTTCTTACAAGGTCACAAGAACGATTAGAGGAAATTGCGCGGGCCGTTACCTATCCGGGCAAGCAGGATGTTCCACTTTACCCAGCGTGAGGATGTTATGGATAATTTTATTAAAGCTTCTTGCACGGTCGATGATCTGGGGGGCATGCAGTACGGGGTGAATGTTTGGGGTGAGAAGCCCTTTGACCACAAGCGTATGTATACTATAAAAGCTAAAGATGATAATGACGCGGCGAAACAGGGCTTGCATCTTTTTGTTGAAGAGATGGAATGCTTGCGTGATGCGGCAATGAAGGACGAATGATGGCAACGCAACCCGGCCTCGCTCCTATGAACATTCGTCAGCCCGGACCTGATGTGCCGAACCTTGATGGCGACCCCATTGAGATTGAGTTTCTTGAGAACGAGACGAAGGAAGAGCGCGACGATCAGGGTAATCTGTTGTCGATTGAGCATCCTGACGGTTCCATTACCATTTCCCTAGATGACAACCCGCTGGAGCGCGCTGAGGGCGGCGCTGATGGCGATTGGTGGGAGAACTTGGTCGATAAGATTGATAAGGATGTGCTGACTGGCATTGCCGGTGACCTTATTCGCGGCGTTGATGATGACCTGCTGTCGCGCAATGATTGGATCGAGACGCGGGCGCAGGGCATGAAGCTTTTGGGCCTGAAGCTTGAGCTTCCGGGCCTGCAGGGTGCGTCTGACGGTGCGCCGATTGAGGGCATGTCAAAAGTGCGGCATCCGCTTCTGCTGGAAGCTGTGTTGCGGTTTCAGGCCAATGCCCGCTCTGAACTTCTGCCTACTGACGGCCCAGTTAAGATCCGCAATGATGATAACAACGCGACATTGCAAGAAGACCAGATGGCCAACGCCCTTGAGGCGGATTTGAACCATTATTTAACGTCCACTGCGTCTGAGTATTACCCAGATACGGACCGCATGTTGCTGAACCTTGGGTTTGGCGGCACTGCGTTTAAGAAGGTTTACTATTGCCCGTTGCGTAACCGGCCTGTGTCAGAGACAGTTGATGCTGATGATTTGATTGTTAACAATGACGCGACTGATTTGTCTAATGCCAAGCGCGTGACCCACCGGATTATGATGCGGCCCTCGACTGTGAAGCGCATGCAGATCTTGGGCGTGTACCGAGATGTGGATTTAGGCACGGCGTTGGCCCGCAGGCTTGATCCGCTGCAGCGTGAGCAGAAAGAGCAGCAGGGCTTGGCCGCTGAAAGCACCAATCCACTGGATCGTGACCGCGAACTGTATGAATGCTACTGCGAATTGGACATCAAGGGCTTTGAGCATAAGCACAAGGGCAAGGTGTCTGGTTTGGAAATCCCGTATCGGGTAACAATTGACGTTTCCTCCAAAGAAATCTTGTCGATTGTGCGAAATTACGACGAAGATATTGCTACATTGCCGGTGGCGAAGAAGAATTTTGTCAAATACACCTATGTTCCGGGCTTTGGGTTTTACGACATTGGCCTGTTGCACATCCTTGGTAACACCACAAACGCCATTACGGCTGCTTGGCGCGAGTTGCTGGATGCTGGCATGTACTCCAACTTCCCCGGCTTTTTGATGGCTGATACTGGAGCGCGGCAAAATACTAATATTTTTCGCATTCCACCGGGGGGCGGCGCGCTGGTAAAGACTGGTGGATTGCCCATTAGTCAGGCAATCATGCCATTGCCATACCAGCCGCCGAGTCAGGCGCTGATGCAGTTGGTTGACAACATGGCGAGTACCGGCATGCGCGTTGGTGGCACGTCTGAATTGCAAGTTGGCGAGGGCAGGGCTGACGCGCCTGTTGGAACGACCTTGGCGATGATCGAACAGGCCACTAAGATTGAAAATGCCGTTCACAAGCGCCTGCATGCATCGCAAGCTGAAGAGTTTAGGCTGATTTGCGAGTGCTTTGAGCAGCACCCAGAAGCATTTTGGCAGCGTAATGCCAAGCCGTCTTACCCTTGGGATGAGCAATTGTTCTTGTCGGCGTTGAAAAACTACGACTTGACCCCGCAGGCTGACCCCAACACTTCCTCACATGCCCAGCGTGTGATGAAGATCACGGCATTGAAGCAGTTGCAAGCGGCAAATCCGTCCATGTACGACCCAATTGCCATTGATACTGCTGCCCTGCAGGCTCTTGGATGGTCCAATCCGCAGCAATTCCTTGCTCCACAGTCCGCTCAGAAGGCTCCACCGCCTGAAATGCTGCAGGCAATTGCCAAGGTCCAGAATGATACCAAGACTGCCGATGCGCGGATGATCGAAGCGCAGGCCCGTCAGGCTGAAACACAGGCTAAGATCCAGTCTGGTGCGTTTATGCCTAAGCAACCCGCGCAGGGCGGCGGTGTTGACCCGCAAACAGGTCAGGCGGCGATGATAAAGGCGCAGGCAGACATGCTTAACGCGCAAACCAAGTCTGGTGAGGTCGGTACGCGGCATCAGGAGCGCATGGCAGAAGACGAAAACCGTGATTTGGACCGCCAGAGCCGTGAACGTGTTGCAATGTTGCAGCTTGCGCGGGATCTTATAATGCATCCCGAGGCAGAAGAGCAGATCAAACCGCTGATCCAGCCTTCTGAAGACAAATTGAACGAGGGCTAAGGCTATGGGTGGTAACACAAGCAGTTCTATGCCCGCCGCTTCTGGAAAGATGCCCTCAAGCACGTCTTCTTATGCTCCTGCCCCGCCTTCCCCCGAAGTTATGGCACGATACCAGCAGGCAAGCACTCCGCCTGCGATAAATCCGCCTTCCAGCAACCAATACGCTCAACCGTATGCTGCCCCACAGGCGTTTGCTGCGAATGCAGGCGCGAATACCCCAGTTCCTGCCGCTGGGCTTGGCCAAGCCGCGACACCTGCGGCGCAGACACCTATAGCGGCTGCGCAAGCCATTTCGAACATGGCTACTGGCAAGATGCCGGGGCAGTATGCCAGTGGCGGCGCGGCTAATGGATTTACTCCTGAGCAAATCAGGGAAGCCATTAAGAAAATAATGGAAGGCTAGGGCTATGAAAGACCCAAAGGCGATCCGCAAAGCCATTATGACTGCAAAGTCTATTGCGCACATAGTTGATCCGCATTTTGGGCGCGTTCCTTTGCCTGAATTGGGTGATTTTGGCGCTGATAAGCCGTTCCATGAGCATTCCCCAATGATCCATGCGGCATATGGGGTGCCGATGCCTGAGCATTTTGCTTCTGGCGGCTACGCTGATGGGGGTGATGTTGTAGGCGGTCATCATGTGTTGGAACACATGAATAGCACTCACCACGAGTCTGGGCTTAACAAGCCACTTCAAGAACACATTCTTGGGCGCAAGTGGAGGCTTCAAAAGATTGAGCCTCATCATATTCCAGACATGGAGCATGATGTTTATTTTGATGACCCATTTGGTCGGGTTATTGATTTCGATGACGATCAGATCCGTCATTATAAACACAAGCTGGCGCTCGGTCATAGCATCCCGCCAATTATTAAGAGCGGTGATGCTATTTTAGACGGAAACCATAGGGCGCAGGCAGCCAAGGAGCTTGGTATGCCTATCCATGCTTATGTCCCTGCTGACGAGCCTGAGCATTTTGCTGCTGGCGGCTATGCTGAGGGCGGATCACCGAAAATTGACTACTTCCAGCCCGATAATGACATGGGCATGTACAGCCACGCGGCCAATGTAGCCTCGCAGTTGCCGCAGGAACGTGGCTCACCTGAGCAGTTTGCGGGTATGTTGCGCAATCAGGGCGTGAAGCCTGAAGAAATGAAATGGTCTGAGTACGATAGCGCCTTTGGCGACAGGCCGCAGGTCACCCGCGACGAGATCGCTAAGCATTTCTATGTAAATATGCCAAATATTGAGGAAAAATGGCACCAAGGGAGCGAAAGCGCGCAAAGCCGCCGCCGTGTAAAAAGTTCGCATTCATATGAACGAGATCGTCTTAGGGAGCAATTTGGCGATAGGCATGACGATGAGGCCATGGCGGCTTTTCGTGCAATGAGGCAGCGCCACGAACAAGAACTAAAATCCATGCCGCATGACGATCCATATCATGAAGAGTATACCATTCCGGGCGGCAAAAACTACCGCGAGATCTTGTTGAAGCATGGGGATGAGGACAAGTTTCCGGGTGTTCAAGGACATTTTGGTAAAGAACCCGGCATTCTAGCCAGCCTCCGCATGAAGGATCGTGAGGATACCGAAGGGAACAAAGTTCTTCACCTTGATGAACTGCAGAGCGACTGGGGCCAGAAAGCCCGTAAGCATGGGTATACAGACCCTGAGCGTGTAAGGCAGGCAACAGCAAAAGCTAGGGCCGCTAACGAGGCATTCGCGGAAGCTAATGCTGGCGATGATACTGATGCTTATCTCAGTACACGAGAAGCCAGAATACAAGCCATGCAGGAACTGGAAAGTGCAAAGCAGGCTGTAAATCCTGCCCCTTACATCGGCAAGACCGATGACTGGGTTGATCTGGGGCTGAAGCGCGCATTGCTTGAAGCAGCTAAGGGCGGGCATGACAAACTTGCATGGTCACCCGGTGATATTCAGGCAGATCGCTACGATCTGTCCAAGCATGTTGGTGAAATCCGCCATGAAAAGAACGATGACGGCACTTACAATCTGGATGTGTCCAATCCCTCTGGGCTTCGCATTTTTGATAAAGATGACTTATCAGCAGATGAGCTTGCCGATCATGTCGGTAAGGAACTGGCCGAAAAGATTGTCGCGGGGCATGGCGAAAAGGATGAGGGTCCAAGCTACCGTGATTGGCGCACATTGAGCGGCCTTGATCTGAAAGTCGGCGGCGAGGGTATGCGCCACTTCTATGATAATCTGTTGCCAAAACGCTTGATGCGCCTTGCCAAGATGCATGATCCTGATGCCAAGCTGTCGCATACAGTGATTGAGCATCCCATTGAGCATGGGGATGACGAGCGTTTGGGGAAGGATGACTACACATCCACCAACCTACCTGCCCTTGCCATCACACCCCGCATGCGTGAAAGCATCCTGAAGAAGGGCTTCCCGGCTTATGCTGAAGGCGGCGAGGTTGAGGGTTATGACCGTGGCGGGAGCATGCCCGACATGGATCCTGAATTGTTTCGGCAAAAACTGAAGCGCATTCACAGTCCGCTGAGTGAAAACCCAGAAGCCGTCCAGCATGCTTTGCGAATTGCGCAATCCTACCGTCACCCTTTGGGCGCAGAAACGGGCACCGGAAGCTTTTACAACATTAAGCAGTCAATGCCCGCCAGTAAGGTGCGCGCGACTATTGGTGATATTCCGGGTATCAAGCTACAGTCGCCCAAGAAAAAATCGTGGGAAGACTTTTATCATCGCGGCAAGGGCGGTGTTTTTATTAACATGGGCGGCGATCTATCCAACTTTGGCCGTATGACGCACATAAACGACAAGGAACTGGCATGGCCTGTTGATCTGCATGCTGGCACAAAGTACATGCTGGAGCCTAATCCGGGCAAGGTTTGGGCCAACGCTGCCGCACATGCTTCCAGCTTTGAAAATAAGATCAGGGAAGCGGAAGAGGCTGGCAAGGAAGCTTTTGGCGTGTTTGCGCCAATGGGGCCAACGGCTGTAAACTCTTCGCACAACATGTTTGACGCATTGATGGCGCAAATTCCCGGCGCTGGCATTAGCAAGAAAGACATGCGCGAGTTTGATAAGGCGCTCAAGTCCGGTTCACATCTTGATGCCAACATTAGAGGAAATCCCAAAAAACTAGAAGCACACCTTGATGCGCTTAAAGCATGGCCCGGTCTGGAAAATGCTAAAGAGTCCAGTGCATATGCGCGCCCCGAAGCTGGTAACTTGTCTGGTGTTCACCGCAGCATGATTGTCAACTTCATGGATAAGTCAAATTGGCGCGATAAGGGCTTTCCTGAAGTCGGCATTACTCGCGCTGCTATTACAGATCCTGAATTGAAGGGCATTGGGGGCAACAAAATTGGCCACCGTGTTGTTAAGCTGTCTTCTAAGCCAATTGAGCCGTCAAAAACGCTTTTTAAGCACTCTACCTACCCTGTTGACACAAGCGGCGAGTACATCATGGATGTTCCCGCTATTCAGCGCCATTACGCCGCGCCTGATGTTATGGATCGGTTGATAGGAAAGCCAACAAAGGCGGGGCAGATCGTTCACCCGTACTCTGAAGACGCTCTTGGCCGCGCAACAGCCCGCAAGCTGCTTGAAGAACAGAAGCAGGTGCAGCCAGTTAATCAGCGCATGCTGGATAGCGCGATGATGGGTATGGAGAACCAAGAGAAATACGGCTTTAAAAAGGGCGGTGCAGTAAGGCGAGCCTTGATGATTGCTAAGGGCGGAAAAAAGAAGTAGTATATTGCTGCGTCATGTTTTTCGGCGCGTATTCGCCGCTTAGGCGGTAAGACAGGAGACTGTAATGTCAGAGATGTCCCGTAATGCTCGCCGTGCAATGCGAGCTAAAATCCACCGCCTTACTCAGGGTGCTACCGGCAAGGTCGATGCCTCTGACTACGGTCCAGAAGAAACTATTAGTGCCGGTGTTAAGACTGGCATGCGCCCCGTTTCCCGCCGTGCCTTCAAGAAGGGCGGCAAGGTTGTCGCCAATGAGGGCAAGGATGCCGTCAAGCATGCAGGCAAGAAGCCTCGCTCTGGCGGAAAGCCGCTTTCAATCGATGCTCTGGTCAATCGCAATTACAAGGACGCCAACGAGAGCCGCGAAGGCAAGAAGCACATTGGCGGCCTGAAGACTGGTGGCCGTGCTGAGCGCGCCAGTGGCGGATCCACCTACGGTGTAAGCACCCCGCTGCGGCTTATGAAGACCCACAAGGGTCCAAACGGCCACACCGCTAAGGTGTACAAGGATCAGGATTGGGGCGAATATCGCGTCAAGCACTACGATCCTGAAGGCAAGCACCTACCCAAGGCAGACTACCACACTGGTGACCGTGAGGATGCCCACGACTCTGCTGCTTATGCTGTGGAAAATGGCTTTAAGCGCGGCGGATCCAAGAAAGCTGGCGGTGGCCCGCTGTCGCAAATGGACGGCGATCTGTACGGCCTGAAGACCAACCCAAACCCCAATAAGTCCACCATGATGAAAAAGGGTGGATCCGCCAAGAAAGCAGGCGGCGGCGCTAACTACCCCATCCGCGTCCCCATTAGGGATGTTGATGAGGGCATTCCCGATTATGTAAGCAACATGGGCGTTGGCCCCTACCTTAAAGACGCACAAGCCGCTGCAGCTAAGGCCGCTGCTGCACAGCGCAATCGGGCCGAAGCCGCAGCCGTAGCCGCTGGCAACCGCGAGCCTATGGAAATGATGCCCCCGCGACAAACTCCGGGCATGATCCAGCGCAAGAAGGGCGGCAAGGTTCCTGTGCGGCAGTGGGAAGGTTCGGCCAAGGATAAGGCTCAGGACAAGAAGCTTGCCAAGAAGCACCACGAAACTTTTGAGGAGTGGGAAGGCTCTGCCGCCGACCGCAAGCATGACAAGCAGCAGTCCATGAAGGGCCTGAGGCGCGGTGGCTCCACCTCACTAGATGGTGCAATGCAGACGCAGGAAAAGGTTGGCGGTCGTATCGCTAAGCGCGATGGCGGTGGCCTTGCCAACTTAGAGATGGCTTCGGGTGGCCGCGCTAAAAAGAGCGGCAAGACTAACATCAACATCATCATTGGAACCGGCCAGAAGCCGCCAATGGGCTTTGCTCCCGGCATGCCGCAGCCTCCGGGCGGTATCCCTATTCCTGTCCCGCCTGCGGGCGCTGGTGGCCCACCCCCAATGGGTATGCCTCCAATGGGTATGCCTCCGGGGATGCCACCCGCTGGTGGCCCGCCCCCAATGCCGATGCCGATGCCACCCGCTGGCGGTCCCCCAATGGGCCGCAAGCGTGGTGGCCGCGCTGGCCACTATGAATACGGATCTGGTGGTGGTAAGGGTCGCTTGGAAAAGATTGACGAATACGGCGAAAAACAGAAGAAGTAAGCCTATTGGGCGGCGTTGATTGGAAGCAACGTCGCCCAACTTACCTACCTACCTATGAGTACCTACCGATGAATTATAATAACCTGTTTGAATTTGAGCTTATGAAGCTCCTTGAAGCCGAGGTCGCTAGACTGGCTGAAAACATCACACATCCATCGGTGGTTGTTGATTACCCCGACTACAAGTACCAGATTGGCAAGATCGCAGGAATGCGTGAGGTGTTCGCCATGTGCGAAGAAGTGAATAAAACTATTTCTGAACGATAACTACGGAGATTATCAATGCCACATATGAATATGGAACACTCTGACAATCCTAAGCAAATTATACTTGATGCCCTTGGTGATATTAGCGACTATAAAGTTTTTCATAACGAAGTCATTGTTGCCGTCTACTTGCGTCCCGAAAAGACCAAAAGCGGCATTATTCTTCCTGACTCGCACCGCGACGAAGATCGCCACCAAAGCAAGGTGGGTCTTGTTGTTAAAATGGGTCCAGAAGCCTTTAACGATCCTGACGGCAATTGGTTCCGCGATGTGGAAGTGAAGCTGAACGACTGGGTCGTTTACCGTCCATCTGACGGTTGGAGCCAGACTGTAAACGGCGTTCTGTGCCGTGCGCTGCAAGATAATCGCGTCAAGGGCAGCATCCCGCACCCTGACATGGTTTGGTAAGGAGATTACCTATGCCTATTGATAATGAAGATCCAATCGAAATTGAAATCCCTGATGATGTTCCAAATGGTGAACCGGAAATCATCATTGAAAGGGCTGAAGACGCCCCCAAGGACTCGGTAGATAGCAGTCTGGATGCTTTAAAGGAACAACTAGACCGCGAGCGCAAGGCCCGCGCAGAAGCGGAAAAGCGCGCTAATGACGCCAGTCAGACCGCTTATCAGTATCAAACTGAGGCGCAGGACACCAATTTGCATCTGGTGACCAACGCCATTGAAACGGTAAACCAGACAAATTTCATTCTAAAGGCCAATTACCGCGAGGCCATGATGCAGAATGATTTTGACACAGCCGCAGATATTCAGGCGGAAATGTCATCAAATGCTGCCCGCCTGTTGCAGCTTGAGCAAGGCAAGCAGGCTTTGGAAACTACCCCGCGCTACGAAGCCCCTAAGCCCTACACGGCGGATCCTGTGGAGGCATTGGCATCACAGCTTTCTCCGCGTTCTGCTGATTGGGTCCGTAGTCATCCAGAATTTGCAACTGATAACCGCCTTTATAACAAGATGCTGGCGGCGCATCAGCTTGCGGTTTCGGATGGTATCGCACCTGATACTGATGATTATTTTGACAGCATCGAAGCAACTTTGCGGGTTAGGCAGCGTAATGATGGTTATGACGCATCAGAGGCGGCTGCGAGGCCAATCCAACGCCGCTCTGCACCTCCTGCTGCCCCTGTTTCACGCAGCGGCACTGGCGATGGCTCTCGCCCTAATCGCGTGACCCTGAGCCACGAAGAGCGGGAGATGGCCGGTATGATGGGCATGACACCTGAAGAGTACGGTAGAAATAAGCTTGCACTGAAGAAAGAGGGCAAGCTTCATTAATTAAAGGAGATATTGTTATGAATACCGTAGTTACACCTAAAAAGCGTGGACGCCCACCCAAGGTCAGGCAGGCCGTGGAAGAGTCCATTCAGGCATCTGCAGAATATGTAAACCAGCATGTTTTGGAAGATGCCTTTGAGCCTGAGCCTCCTGTTCGCGCTCCATCACGACCAGAAATGAGGCCCACCATGCGTGAAGAAGACCCCCGCACCCGTGCTGCGCGCAGCGCTGCTGAACTGCGTGACCATCGTG